CAATGCTACAACCAGCGTGGCTGGTAATGGTGGCGCAGGTGTTCAAAATTCAATCACAGGTTCAGCAAATTATTATGCCGCAGGCGGTGGTGGAGCTGCCTTTAATAGTGGATTTGGCACACCAGGCACAGGTGGCACAGGCGGTGGCGGCAATGGTGGCGTAGATGCCAATCCAGGTGGTAATGGCTCTACTCCAGGATCGGGCGGAGGTGGTGGATCAGGTGGTGGTGTATCGGGTGGTAATGGCGCCACAGGCGTTGTTATTATATCAGTGCCTACTGTCAAATATTCAGGCACATATACAGGTTCACCTAGCGTGTTCACTTCAGGCAGCAACACAATATTACAATGGTCCTCAGCAGGATCAGGAACTTATACAGCTTAAGGAAATATATGGCAGTTAATCCAATTAAAACGCCTTTTACTAATATGACATTTACGCCGGATGTGCCAAGTTCGGCCTTAGGTGCCACTGAATATAATGCTGGTTACAATGTTGAAACTGATGTGCGTTCAATTAAATCTGTATTAGGCGATCAATATATTCTAAGTCAAATACCAGGTAATATTATATTTGTTACCAGTGGTTTTGGTTATCAAGATGTATTTTGGTTTATTGTTGCCACTGAACAAGGTCAATGGTACGCTATTGACAATGCTGGTATAGTAAATTGTACTCCGGCTTATGGAAACTTTTCAGGCTACAATGCCAACACAGTAATTACAACAAGTTGGAATGGTCAGGTTGTATTCATCAATGATCAACTCAATCCACCAATGTATTTCTTTCCTGGTGCTCCTGGATGGAATAATCAGATTCGTTTATACGACAATCCACCAGATGGATATATCTGGAATTATGACGTTGGATATACTGGACCAAATAGCACAGGAAATTTAGTTCCTTTATATTCTAGCTTGACTGCTGGTTTTATGCGTGTCTACAACAGTCCTAACGTAGGATCGTTATTGGTTGCTGGTAACCTAACTGGATTATATACTGGTAATGTATACGGAACTACAGGCGGAACTTATAACTTTTTACCTACACAAATTCGTTGGAGTCAAAACTTTGGTCTTAACTCAGGTCCTACTAGTTGGGCACCTACTATTACTAACATAGCCAACCAAGTAGAAATCCCAGTGCGTGGTCCGGTAGTAGATGGATTTACGTTGAATGGTAACTTTTATCTATGCAGTTATTGGGACACCGTTCTAATGGCACCTATAGCATATACTACTACCAGTGCTCCAGTATTTGGCATTACTATCGTTACACAAGGTCGTGGTTTAATTAATGAAAATTGTTGGGCCATTGTTGATAACATGGCCTATGGCCTAGATGCTAGAGATATTTGGCAGTTTGATGGCGGTAAGTTTGTACCAATTGGCGACCAAAAAGTCAAGAATTATTTTTATTCAAACTTAAATCCAAATTACACAAATCAGATCTTTATGATCAATAATACTGCCAAGTATCAGATTGAAATTTACTATCCTGATTTGAATTCAACTGGATTTAATAATCAGATGATTAGTTATCGTTATGATCTACAGGTATGGAATCCGCCACGTCAGGTCACACAAGCAACTATGGCTACAGAAAGTCCTCGTTGGTCTGGCAACGTAGCCAATTTGGCCACACGCGGAGTTGTTTATAGTTCTGGGGCCGGAAATGTTCAATTAGTACAAAAAGATATTGGAACTAGTTTTTTAGGTAACACAGCAATATCAAGTTTGTTCCAACGCAATAATATATCATTTGGCCAGGATTATTCAGCCAGCGTACAGGTACATCGTGTTTATCCAGAGATATATGGCACTGGTAATATCAATGTTACTGTGGGCGGAGCTGACTCAGTTGCTAATTCTGCTGTATATGAAACTACAGTAACTATGCCAATACAAACTGGTAATCCATGGGTTCAAATATCACAAAATGAAGCACGTATAACCAGCATACAGGTTGGCGCAAATTCAGCAGTTGATAGTTGGCAAATGTCGGCTGCCAATTGGCAAATTACTAAAGTTCAAGATACACGCTAATGAGTACAAATTTTTCATTAACTACAAGTTCACCATCAGTTAATATAATTCAATCAATTAACTATCTATTGGCCACACAAGGCCAAGGCGGTTCTGGTGGCGGTAATATTGTAATTGGTAATACTATTGTTACGGCTAATACAGTAACTGGACAAATAGCCAGCAATAACGCAGGTGTAATTGGCTACTTGTATCCATACATTGATATTATGTATGCTAATACTGCTACTGGATCTAGTGGATTTAGTACTAATAGTCAAAACAGATCATTTTATGGTATCTATAATACCACATCAACTAATCCACCTGCTAGTTTTAGTCCTACTAATTATGTTTGGACTCAGGTCTCAGGTGGTTTCGGAAATACCAAAGCATTATGGTATACAACCACAGGTGGCGGCACAATTAATTTTTCTATTGTTAATGGTAATATTCCTCCTAATCAATATTACACACCTGTTATAGATGATACTCCAATCTTGTTGGCAGCTTTGGCCAATAGTATTGTTACAGGCAATACAATCTCTCCAGGTAGTATTACTAATGTTCAAATTGCCGGTGCTACAATCACCGGATACAATATCAGTAATAACACAATTACTGGAAGTTTAATTGCGGCTAATACCATTGTTGGTAACAATATTGAAGCCTATACAATCACAGGATATAATATTGCTGGTAATACTATTACTGGTAATTTGATTGCGGCTAATACTATTCAAGGCCAAAATATTCAGGCTGGTACCTTAACAGCAAATTTATTTGCGGCAGGAACTATTACAGCGGCCAACAGTATTCAATCTGTTAATGCTACATTTAATAGTCCAACGTCTGCGGGTTTTTGGTTAAACGCTAATACTGGCGATGTACGCTTTGCTGGCAATACTAGTATTGGCAATAATTTAACTGTAGGTGCTAACGCACAAATCGGTGCTAACTTAAATGTAGGTTTTAATGCCAATATTGGTGTTAACTTAATTGTTGGTTCTAATGCCAACATAGGTGCTAACTTAACAGTAGGTAATTCCGCTACAATTGGCAACAATTTAATTGTTGGAAATTATGTTACCATAGGCGTAGGTGCTAATATTGCTGGACTTATTACCTTAGGTAATCTAAATGCCAATACAATAGGTACAACACAAATTACCAATGGTGCTATTACTACTGGTAAGATCGCAGCCAATACTATTACTGGTAATTTGATACAAGCCAATACTATTCAAGGTAATAGTATTGTTGCTGGCACAATTACTGCTACTCAATTGGCAGCCGGCACAATTACTGCCGCAAACAGTATTCAGTCTGTTAACGCTACATTTAACAGCACAACCTCTGCTGGATTCTGGTTAAATGCTAACACAGGTGATGTGCGTTTTGCTGGTAATACTAGTGTTGGAAATAATTTAACTGTTGGTGCTAACGCACAAATAGGAAGTAATCTAAATGTTGGTGTTAATGCTAATATTGGTTCTAATTTGTTTGTTGGTGTTAATGCTAATATTGGATCAAATTTAAGTGTTGGTGACAATGCTACTATTGGCAATTATTTGACTATAGGTGTTGGAGCCAATATTGGTAATGTTATCCTCGGCGGAGTGCTAGGAGCAAATACTGTAGGCCAAACACAAATTACAGCAAATGCTATTACCACCGGTGCTATTGCGGCTAATGCTATTACTGGCAATACTATTCAAGCCAATACCATCAGCGGCACTAGTTTTATTGCCAATACATTCCAGGCTAACACTATTAATGGCAATAGTATCGTTGCTGGATCTATTACAGCACAACAAATTAGTGCTAATTTAATTTTAGCACAAGACGTAGTCAGCCAAAATGCTGTATTGGGTTCACCATATAGCGCAGGTTATTGGCTACAGGCTAATACAGGATCTGCTCGCTTCGGCAGCAGTTTGAATGTTGGTGATTTTTTAACTGTTGGTAATAATGCTGTTATTGGGCAAAATCTTTATATTAGTGACAATGCCAGCATTGGAGCCAATTTATATGTTCAAGGACTTATTTACGCAGGCAATTTACAAAGCAATACTGTAACCACAATCAATCTTGTACAAGGTACAGTAACACAAAGTATTACACAGTATGGATTCAGCGGTACTAATCCAGTTGGATTTACTAATGGTAATACTCAAACACTTACAAGTCCTGGTTATCTATGGCCATTAAATACTCGTGGTTTTGCTATTGGTGGTGGAACAACAATCGTTCCTGTGACCATCGGCAGTCCAACTGGCAGTCGTATTAATGTTAGTTACAATGCTTCAGTCAGTACCGATGGAGACTCAGCTTATCTAACTGTAGAATTATTCAAATCAGGCGCAAGTAATACTTCTGTTACATCAACTGCCACAGCATATTATCCATACTATTATAGATCTATTAGATCATTATTATATGATGCTTATTATATGGATGTCTCGGCAGATGGTGACTATCCAAAAATATATAATGGCGATTATTTTAAGGCAGTTGGAGCGGGTGGAATTTTAACTGGCAATGCTGGTGTTTGGACTGCTACACCTTTATCTAGTAACTATTATGATACCTTTAACGTATTAGATTATATTCCTACATCTGGCGGAATTAGTCAACCACCACAACAAGTATATCTTGAAGATTATGGATTACAATATACTGCTAACGTAGCCAATGCTAGCATTTTACATACTGGTAATATTGCCAATGGTACAGCCAGATCTAATCCGGCTATTAATGCGTTTGGTTCAACTGATCTTTATTTTTGGACTCAATATCCAACTCCAACTGAACTTCACAGTTATGTTAGTATAATTGTTGGTGCTGGTGGACAAATTCTTCGTTCTAGCAAATATCAAGATGTTAATGCCAGTGGTAATTTCCGTGCTACAGTAGATTCTGGATATTATGAATATTCAGGTACTTTTGCTGACTTATTAGATATTTCAGGCAACATAAGTCCAAGTCTAGCAACTCCACAATATCCTACTGCCAATATAGAATTGATTGCTGTAGGTACTGGTGGAACTATCATTTACAATAGTCGCAGTTATATTAGTTCAAATAGTTCGGCTGTTGGTAGTGTTAATGGATTTACTACTAACTGGACTACTATTTCTAACGGTTCGATAACATCTAATAATCTTAATTCTGTTCAATGTAATTGGATTCCTCAATTTACCACTTATGCTAACGTTGGCAATTCTGCTAACGGTTTCGCTATCCCACCATTCCCTGGAAACGTTTGGATAGCAGTTGGCGATAACGGAACTATTTTACGTTCGAATGGTAATGCTCAATCTTGGACTACAGTAGCTAACGTACCAACAACAAAAAACTTAAATGGTGTAGCCTTTGTTGTAAACAATAACAGTTATGCTGATTATATATCTGGTCAATGGAAATTAAAACAATGGCCACCACAAGGTTATTGGGTAGCTGTTGGAGATCAAGGAACTGTTCTTTATAGTAATGACAATGGTGCTACGTGGTCAGGACCTGTGCCTAATCCTGCTGATGGATCAGGTAATTTTGGTGTTCGTAATTTAGAAGGCGTAGCACCTGGTTGGGTACAAAAAACATTTGTTGCTGTAGGTGAAAGTGTTGTTGTTCAAAGCGTAGCAAATACAAGTCCTGGCGGTACTTGGATTAATCCATATCAACAAGGACCGACGGTTAATAGTGCGTTAACTAGATTACAATATTATGGATCTTGGGCAAATATTGCTGATCAAACTCGTCCACCAGTGTACCAACAATTACAAAACAATCAAATTGTATCAGGTAGTTATTATGATACAAATTATATTCCTGGAAGTCCGGTTACCTATTATTTGGCAGTCGGCAATATGCTTGGTAACTCCAACGTATATGTTGGAAGTCCAACCATAACTGTTACAGAATACAAGCGATAAATGTGTACCGATAAATATACTATGATTAAAGGAATAATATAATGGGTGGCGGTGGCGGATTTTTTAGTGACCCAATACAAAGTATTGGTGACTTTATACAACAAGATATCATTAATCCAGTTAGTGATGCCTTGTCCAGTGTTGACCATGCTGTCAATAATATTATTCCAGGTGGATGGGCCACTGTAGGTGCCGCGGCACTTATGGCATATGGCATTTATGATCCAGAACTGTTGACTAGTGCCGAAGAAGGTACATTAACAACAACAGAACTAAGCGATGCTGGATATAATGCCGAAACTGTTGCTAACGGAGTTAGTCAAGCCGCACAAGATGCCGGATTTAGTAGCACAGCAGAATACAACACAGCATTATCAAATGGATTTACTAACGCAACAGAATATGCCAATGCTACCAGTGCTGGATTTACTAATGCCAGTGAATATGCCAATGCTACATTAAAT